ATGGCACCGGCGAACCCACACCCCAACGCCCACCCGGACGCGACCGCGTTTCGTGATCCGATCGCGCTGGCCGCCGCGCTGGCCCGGATGGGCCCGGCCACCCGCGCCCGCACGCGGACGATCACACGGCATCACGCCATGCTGCTGCGGGTTCGCATCCAGCGGAACGCGAGCGGCAGGCCCGGGCCGAACGTGATCACCGGGCAGTACCGCGCCTCCTGGGACGTGCGGATGCGCACCGGCGGCGGCGAGGTGACCGCCGAGGTGTTCTCCGACGCCCCGCAGGCGCGACGGCTGGAGTACGGCTTCGTCGGCGTGGACAGCCTCGGGCGGCACTACCGGCAGCCGCCGTTCCCGCACGTCGAGCCCGCGTTCCGGCAGACCGAACCTGGGTTCATCCAGGCCTTGGCGGACGGGGTGCTGCCGTGACCGCTCGTCTTCCGGTGACCCGCGCGCTCGCCGCCCTCCTGGAGCACGTCACGGGCCGCCCGTGCGGTGTGGGCGAACTCCCGCGGGTTCAGGGAAAGTCCGGCTGGGAGCCCGCGCCTGTCCCGTACACCATCCTCGACTCGCTGCCCGCCGAGTTCGCAGGCCCGCCCCTGTGGGACTGGCACGCCGATGCCGCCTGGAGCTACCAGGTCACCTCGGTCGGGGAACGAGCCGATCAGGTCGAGTGGCTGGCCGACCGCGTACGAGCCGGCGTCATCGGCCGGACCGACGGAAGCTGGACCCACGACCTGCACGTTCCCGAAGCGCGCGTCATCGACCGGGAGTTGACCTACGACGCCGGAGGAGAACCCTCGGTGTCGGCGGCAGGCGCTATCGTGTCCTACGTGCAGCGGGTCACGATCACCGTGACCCCAGCATGAAGAATCGATTCTTCTGATCCTCACCGCGGAGGCCCGCGCGGACGCTAGGCCCCAGGCCAGGCGAACCCCCTTTGAACCTCAAGGGGCAGGGCCTCGGCACGGGACGCTGCCCCAGAAGTGGGAGCGGACCGGTGTCCACGAGCACGAAGAAGACCCAGACCCGATTTCTGCGGCGCGGCATCTCCAAGATCCTCTGGGTGAAGGACCTCAACGATCCGAAGTACCCCAGCCGCCGAGAGATCACCAACGCCTTCGCCCTGACCGACGCCGTCTCGGACATCGAAGGCTGGGCGCTGGAGAACGACCCCATCGAGACCCCCGACATGGGCTCGACCTTCAACTCCTCGATCCCGGGCAACGACAAGGCCGAGAACTCCAGCCTGACCTTCTACGAGGACCGCTTCTCCGACGCGATCGAGCAGCAGCTCCCCAAGGGCGCGAAGGGCTACGTCATCCTGCTCCGCAAGGGAGACCTGCCCGGCTCCCGCTCGGTGGACGTGTTCCCCGTGCAGGTCGCCACCCGTGCTGCGACCTACAGCACCGGCAACGAGGCCGCGAAGTTCAAGGTCGACTTCACCATCACCAACGAGCCGTGCCTCGACCGCCCCGTGCCGCAGGCCCATCCCCGTCCGCTGCCGGACGAGGACTGCGACGACGACCACGGGCACGGCCACCCCGACGGTGACCACGTCGACGTGACCGTGGTCAGCACCACGAAGACCAAGACCGAGGCGACGGTCCGCGAGCACGACGCCGACGAGGGCTGATCGTGTCGCGCCCCGCACAGGCCAAGCGCCCGTCCCCCTCCGCCACGTCGGCGGAGGGGGCGTGGTCGGCCAAGATGGAGCGCCTCCGCCGTAGGCGCAAGGCGCAGAACCGGCTCCGCATCTGCGATGACGCCCAACTGCACCAGCGGTACGAGGAGGCTGAGCAGGCCGCCCGCCGTGCCCGGTTCGTCGCCGAGGCCAACCCGGGTGACGAGCTGGCCGCGCGCCAGGCCACCGACGCGGATGCGGCGCGGGACCAGGCCCTCCAGGCCCTCGACGCCGCCTCGGAGTTCCTGACCTTCCGCGCGTTGCCGCGCCCGGTGCTGGAGGAGCTGATCAGCGAGCACCCGCCCACCGAGCAGCAGGCGGAGGAGGGGGCGATCTTCAACGCCGACACCTTCCCCGCCGCGCTGGTGGCGGCGGCCTCCGTGGACGGCATGAGCCGTGAGGAGGCCGAGGAGCTGCTGAACGGCTGGTCGGCGCCGGACGCCAACGCGCTGTGGGATGCCGCCTGGCAGATCCAGCAGGAGAGCCGGGTCGAGCTGGGAAAAGGCTGAGCCGTGACGCCGGCCTGCGCGCCGAACTGGAGCTGTGCGAGCGGTACGGCATCCCGCACTCGCAGTTCCTCGGCGGCGACGGCCGCTGGTCCGACCTCGACCGGGCCAAGGCGTTGGCCTGGGCGGAGTGGCAGAGGTCGGTGTGCCCGGAGTGCCACACCCGGCTGGAGGAGTGGGACCGCGAACGCGGCGGCGACCCCCACGCCTACGTCACCGACACCCTGCGCTGCCCCGGCTGCGAGCTGATCGAGCAGGAACGCGATCACGTCCCCCAGGACCGGTCCGGCTACGGCGTGAAGATCCAACTCCTCCCGCGCGAGCAGTACGAGCCGCGCCCTTGATCCACCCCCGCACCACGTAAGGAGGCCGCCGCGGTGGCCGGGTTCACCCTCACGGTCGCGATGCGCGCCGAGGTCCGCGACCTGATCGCGGGAACCCGTGCTGCCTCCGCCCAGATGCGGACCCTGGGCGACCGCACCGACGCCGCGAACCGGTCCCTGGCCCGGCTGGACGCCAACGGGGCGCGGCTCGCTGCGCAATTCGCCGCGCTGAATCGTTCCTCCCGGGCGGCCGTCGGCGAGCTGAACCGAATCGCCGCCCGTGCCTCGGCCGCCCGCGCCAGCCTTCGAGCAGCCGGGGACGACGGGGCCCGCTCCATGTCCCGCCTCCAGCGCGCCATGGCCGGCGCGGGCAGAGGAGGTATCTCCACGACCAACATGCTCGCGGGCGGAAGCCTGCTGCTCGGCGCGGGAGAGATGGTCGAGGAGGGCAACCGCTACCAGCGGCAGATGAACCTCTTCCGCGCGGTGACCAGCGCCACCGCCGCGCAGATGAAGCGCGCCGCCGTCGTCGCACAGGAACTCGGCAACGACCTGAGCCTGCCGGGCTCGACCGCTGCCGACGCGGCCGAGGGCATGGTCGAGTTGAGCAAGGCCGGTTTCCGCGCCGATCAGTCGATCGACGCCGTACGCGCCTCGCTCCAGCTCGCGGCGGCGGCTGACGTCAACGCCGCCACGTCGGCCAAGTATTTGGGCGACATCATGGATCAGTACGGCCTCGGTGCTGATCAGGCGGCCAAGGCGTCGGACACCCTGGCGGCCACGGCAAACTCGGCGTCCGGCTCGATCACCGACATCTACTACTCGATGCGGTACGCCGGGCCGGTCGCCAATGCCCTCGGTGTGTCCCTGGAGGACACCGCAGCCGCGGTCGGCATGCTCGGCAAGGCCGGCATCCTCGGGCAGACAGCGGGTACTAGCCTGCGAGGGATCTTTGCGAACCTCGCGGCGCCCACCCCGAAGATGCGCACCGCGCTCAAGGATCTGGGCATCGACGCCTGGGACGCCCAGGGGCAGTTCCGCGGGCTGCGCGTCGTGATCGACGGCCTGGCCAAGGCCGAACACGACCTGTCCCAGAAGGACTTCGCGGCAGGCGTCACCAGGGCGTTCGGGAAACCGGCGCTCAGTGGTGCGGTGGCGCTCGCGCACCAGGGCACCGAGTCCTTCGACGACCTGTCGATGGCCGTACGGCAGACCGGCGCTGCCGCGTCCATCACCGCCTCGCGCGGCCAGGGCCTGTCCGGCGCGATGGTGCAGCTGCGCACCCAGGCCCGGCAGACCGGCCTCGCGCTCTACGAGGGGATGGCCCCCGGGCTGGAGTGGGTTACCCGGCTGTTGACCCGCGGGATGTCCGGCGCGACCCCGTACCTGACCACCGCGCTCGAGTACGGCCGCAACCTCGCCGTCCTGTACGGGCCGGACCTAAAGGCCAAGACCCAAGAGGGGCTTGGCGGCCTCGTCGATGAGGCGAAACGTTTCGTCGGGCCACTAAAGGAGCTGGGCGAGGACGCTCTGGCCACCGGCTTGAACCTGCTGATCAACGCCGCCCAGACCCTGGGCCAGGTCCTGGACAACGCGGCCGACGCGGCAGAGCCCATCGTGTCCGCCGTGGCCGACCTCGGCGAGGAAGGCGGTGCAGCGGCCGGCACGCTCGACATCATCGCCACCGTCGCCAACGTGGCCATGGACGCGGTCTCGGGCCTGTCCCTGGTCCTCGTGCCGATCGGGCACATCGTGGGCGGTCTCGTCAGCGCCTTCGGCGCCCTGCCCGGCCCGATCCAGTCGGCCGCCCTGGCCATGCTGCTGTTCCGCCGTGTCCAGCCGTCCCTGACCAGCGTCGCAAACACGGTCACCGGTCCTGTCCGCAGCGGGTTCCAGGGCTTCGCCCAGCAGATGCGGGTCCAGCAGACGCTCGCGGCCTCCGCCGGAGTGTCGCTGTCCCGGTACGGCGCGGCTTGGGCCACGGTCCAGGCCCGGGTCGGCTTCCTCGGCAACATGACGGCGGCGTTCCGCAGCGCGAACGGCGCCGGGGTGACGTTCATGGGCACGCTGAACGGCATCGGCCGTGCGGCGGGCTCGGGGCTGCGCTCCGCTGTGAGCGGCGTCAGCAACGCGCTCGGCGGGCCATTCGGGATCGCCATGGCCGGTGTCTCCGTCGGCCTGGGCCTCCTCGCCGCTCGTCAGCAGAAGGCCGCGCAGGCCGCCGCCGAACATCAGCAGCGAATCTCCTCGCTGACGTCCGCGCTGCGTGAGTCCGGGGGACAGATCGACAGCAACGTCCGCCAGCAGGCGGCCCAGGCCCTGTTGGACACGAAGACCGAACAAGGCCAGCTCACCAAGGTTATGGAGCAGGCCGGCGTGCCGCTCGCGTCGCTCACGGACGCCTATCTGGGGCAGGGCAACTCGCTGGAGGCGCTGCAAAAGCAGCTGCAGGCGACCGCCGACAAGCACAAGGTGTGGAAGGACGTGGCGGGCGGCAAGGCAACCAAGCAGGTCTACTCGGACGTCGGCCAGCAGTACAAGGACGCCGCAGACGCCCTCGGCAGCGTCAAGGGCGAGATGGCCGAGTCGGTCAAGAACGCTAAGGAACTGGCGAAGGCGGCCCGGGGCGCTGGGGACGGCACCTCCGCCTACGACCGGCTCAAGGCCGCCGTCGGCGGGCTGGCGGACGAGACGGCCGACGCCGACACCCGCACCCGCTCCCTCAAGAGCGCCCTCGACCTGCTGTCGGGCGGCCAGATCTCTCTCCAGGCGGCGAAGGCGAAGGTCAACTCCGCCGTCCTCGACCTGAAGGAGGGGGGCAAGAACGTCAACCGCGAGCAGGGCTACGGCGGCAGGCAACTGGTCAACCAGGACAAGACCCTCAACACCACGACGAGGAACGGGCAGCAGCTCTACACCCAGCTCACCGCCCTGTCCGACGCGGCGGCCGATGCCTCGCTGGCGACGTACGACCTGGCCATCCGCAACGGTGAGTCGCTGCCCGCGGCGCTGGCGAAGGCCCGCGGGGAGATGAGCCGGGCGCGGGCCGAGGCGATCAAGGCGGCCCGTGGCTATGGGCTGACCAAGGCCCAGGCCGAGGGCGTCGCCGACAGCCTCGGCCTGCTGCCGTCGAAGGTCAGCCTGCTGCTCCAGACCAAGGGCATGGACAGCACGCTGGCGAACCTGATCGCGGTGCAGGCCGAGTTCCACAGGCTGCCGAAGCAGAAGACGATCAAGGTTGACTCGCTGAGCGACGGCGCGCAGAAGAAGCTGCGCAGCCTCGGCTTCACCGTCAAGACGGTGCCGGGCACGCGGCAGATCAAGATCACCGCGCCGACAGCGGGCGCTCGCAAGAACCTGGACGTGCTGATCGACAAGCTCGGGCAGACCCCGAGCTCGAAGAACGTGAAGGTGTCGGCGCCGACCGCCGCGGCGATCAAGAGCCTTGAGGCCGTGCAGGCGAAGATCCGGGCGACGCCCGGCGCGAAGAGCGTCCGGGTCAGCGCGCCGACCGCGGGCGCCCGCAAGGAGCTGGAGTCGCTCGGCTTCCGCATCGAGAAGATCCCCGGCTCCAAGGACGTGAAGGTCACGGTTCCCACCGGGGGCCCGACCAAGGCGGCCGACACGATCCAGGGCCGCATCAACGCGCTGCGCGGCAAAGAGGTGACCGTCACCACGCGCCACGTGACGATCTTCGACCAGCTTCGCGAGTCGAACGCCTCCATCGCCGACGCCATCCAGCAGCAGGCCGACGCCCAGGCCCGCGCTGCCAAGAAGCAGGCCGACGGCGGAGTCGTCGACTACTTCGCCGACGGCGGGATCACCGGTCCCCGCCGCCGCGAGCAGCACGTCGCGCAGATCGCCCCGGCCGGGAGCTGGCGCATATGGGGTGAGCCCGAGACCGGCGGGGAGGCGTACGTGCCCATGGCCGCCTCGAAGCGCGACCGCAGCAAGGCGATCGTGGAGACCGTGGTCGACCGGTTCGGTGGCCAGGTCGAGTGGTACGCCAATGGCGGCGTACGAGGCCGCAGCAGCCGCGACTACAACCCGATGCTCGCCAGCAGCTTCAAGCAGGCCCGCAGCGTCGCGGCCATGGCGGGCGTCGTGCGCTCCTTCGACATCCGCACCGGCAGCGACCGCGCCCGCACCCGTGTGGTGGACGCCCGCGCCGGCGGGCGGGTCCAGGTCGTCGTCGTGCGCGAGCAGCAGCCGCTGATCGGCTCGATGCCGGTCACCGTAACCGACAGCTCCGCCACCCCCGAGCAGATCGGCAACGAGATGATGCGCACCCTGCGCAACGCGCAGCGGGGCGGGAGAGTGTGATGACCACAGCACCGAACAAGCACAGCCGCCCCGAACTGGCCCCCTGGCAGTACGAGATCGGCGGTGTCGTCCTTGGCACCGGCAGCTACGTACCGGTCGGGAACGTCGAAGGGCTCGGGTCACCCGGCACCCGGCCGCAGGACGCCGACAACTCCAACAGCGACGGCACCTCACCGGGCCGAGACTTCTACGGTCCGCGCCCTCTGCGTTTCGAGGCGGGCATCAAGACGCCCGGCGACCCGGTGAAGGCCGCCGAGATCCTCGCCCGGCTGGAGCGGGCCCTGGACACCCCCGACGCCCGTACCAATCCCGACGGCCGTCACGTTCTGCGGGGCCGGTGGCCCGGGCATGCAACGCGCCGCATGTACGGGCGACTTCGGCGTATGGAGGCGACCAGCACAGCCAACGCGGTGCACGGGTGGATACCCCTCGACATCGAATTTGTCGGCCTGGACAACCCCCGCTGGTACGACGACGAGCTGTCGAAGCTGACGCTCGGCCTGGACCAGGCCGCCCGCCCCCGCAGCTCGGACCGCACCGTCGATGAGGCAATGGGCCGACCCGCCGCCTGCCGCCGCCCGGCCGACCCGCACCATCACCCGGCCGACGACCGCCCCGGCTGGGTCACCAACCACGGTGACGTGCCGACCTACGCGAGCCTGCGCGTGCACGGCCCAGTCACCGACCCACGCATCTGGAACACCGTCACCCGCCGCGTCCTCGAACTCGACCTGTCGCTGCGCGACGGCGAGTGGGTGGAGATGGAGACCCGGCCCGGCACCTGCTGGGCCCTGCGCAACGGCACCGTCAACGTGGCCAACGACCTCAGCCCCGCATCCCGTCTCGACCTGTTCACCCTGCCGCCCGGACGGTCCGAGATCGCGTGGAGCGCGAACGACCCGTCCGGCACCGCGCGCCTCGAGGTGGCGTGGCGGTCGGCGTACACCACCCTGTGAACGGAGAGCACTCGTGACGCTGCAACCCCCGATGATGGTGCGCGGGGCCGACCACTCCGCCCGCGCGATGCGCCTGATGATCCGCGACCTTGCCCGCGGCCGGCAGGGCGTCGCCGGGAGCGAGGACCTGAAGGTCCGGCCGCTGGAGACTCCCGGCCCCGGTGTTCGGGTTGGCGACGGCTCCACCCTGATCCACGGCGCCCGGCCGTGGCAAGGGGCCTACACACAGTCCAACATCGGCGACACCGTGGTCGACGTGCCGCCGACCGGGCCCGTTGCCCGCACCGACCTGCTCGTGCTGCGCATCGAGGACCCGGAATTCGAAGGCGACCGCGACCCGCGACGCCAGAACATCGGCTACTTCCACCTCATCCAGAACATCGGCTCCCAGGACACCACCGCGCTACGGGAGATGACGGCGATCCCGCTGGCCCGCATCACCATCCCCCGGAACACCGCGACGATCACCGCCGAGATGATCACCGACCTGCGGCGGCTGGCCAACCCGCGCACCGAGCGCACGCTGCGCACCGTGCACCCGACCACCACGGAGAAGGTGCCCGGCAAGCACGGCCAGTGGGCGGCCTGGCCCAAGGAAGCCGCGTGGGACCTCGACGTCCCGGCCTGGGCGACGACGGCCACCATCGTCGTCACCCTCTCTGGCCTGCGCGCCGAGGCGGGGTCCGTCTATGCAGAGCTGCGCACCCGGCTCGGGGAGCGCGCCGCTAAGGCGACCGTTGTGGACGACGACGGCACCACCACCCGCCGCTCCTCCGTGACCTTGGCCGACACGCTCGCCCTGCCGCCCGCCTACCGGGGCACCCGCCAGCACCTGGCCGTCGAGATCAACCAGAACGACAAGTACGGCGACGGCGACCTGACCGTGGCCAAGGGCACGACGGTCACGCTCGATGTCGCGTTCACGGAAGGGCCTGCGTGACGATGGCCGACTACCGCTACATCGTCGCGCGGGCCGCGACCGGCGACGTTCTGCACTGGAACCTGCCGCTGAGCGAGGTCGAATACGGCCCGGAGATATCCGGGCCCGGCTCAATGAAGGCGACCTTGCCGACCGCGTTCCGCCGCTCCCTTGGTGACGCCCTCGACGCCGGCGACACCGTGCTCCTCGTCGAGCGCAACGCCCGCCTCGACTGGGGCGGGCTGCTGTGGCGCGCCGAACCGGAAGGCAACACCCTGCCCGTCGAAGCCTCCGGGTTCACGAGCTACCTTCACCGCCGCTTCGATCTGCACGGCAACCTCGACGGACGCGGCCCGTACGTCGAAGCGGACCCGTGCGACGTGATCCGCGATGTGTGGGCCTACGCCCAGGCGCAGCCGGACGGCGACCTCGGCGTGGTCGTGGACGACACGAAGTCGAAGGCGAAGACCGGCACCGCGAAGGACCCGTACACCACCTCCAAGACCGACCCGCGCAACCTCGGCGAGATCGTGGACGAGATGGCCGAGATCGATGACGGCCTGGAGTGGTCGGAGACCGTGGCATGGCGCGGGCGCCGCGCCGAGCGCCGCATCATCCTCGGCGCGCCACGCCTTGGCCGACGCCGCGAGGACCTGACGTTCACCACCGGCGCCAACGTGGTCGGCACCCCGCACGTCATCAAGGACGCCGACTCCTACGCCCAGTGGGTCATCGGGCTCGGCGCAGGCGAAGGCAAGAAGCGCAAGGTCGTCGTGGACGGCGTGCGCAACGGCCGCCTGCGCCTGGAACACCGGCTGGAGACGAGCGAGAAGGACGAGGCGAAGCTGAAGCAGCGGGCCCGCCGCGAACGGCTGGCCCGCCAGGTCCTGCCCGCCCTGACCGAGCTGGAGATCATCGACCACCCGGCGGCCCCGATCCACGCGTTGCGCATCGGGGACGACGTTCGGATCCGCCTGTTCGAGCCGCACACCGAGTACGACGGCTGGTGCCGGATCGTCGGCTGGACGGTGCGGCCCGGCGAGGGCGAGACGGCCGAGCGCGTGACGTTGAAGCTGGAGCGCACCAACAAGCCCGAGGACGAGACGGGCGAAGGAGAGGAGCAGTAGGTGCCGGACACGATCGCCGACCTCGGCCGCCGACTGGCCAAGCTGGAGAAGCGGGTCGTCACCCTGGAGCGCGCCCGCCGCGCGCCGTACCCGGAGTGGCGCGACCTTCCGCTGACCGGCGACACCACCGTCCCCGACGAGGAGCAGCCGCCGCAGTTCCGCGCCAACCCCTGGGACACGACCGAATTCTGCGGCCGTATCGGACTGGCGAGCGGCCGGGCCGCCGACGAGCAACTGGTCGCGCTGCTGCCCGAGGGGTACTGGCCGGAAGCACCACGCACGGTCGATGTCCCCTCCGACGCGGCACGCCGCAGCCTCCAGCTCGACATCGACCCGAAGGGCCTGGTGCGGCTGCGCGTCCAGGGCGGCGGCAGCGTCCGCGCGTCCTGGATCAGCCTCGACAGCACATCGTTCCGGACCGACCGCGCCGATACCTGACCGGCTGCGCGCCCCGGCTACCGGCCGGTGTGCCGCCGGTAGCATGACGCCTGGGTGACCCTCCACCCGCTTCGCACTCCCGAGGGACCGGACCGCCGCGGCGGCCACGGCCGACTGCCATCCGGCGCAGGGGAGAAGGACGAAGCGCGTGGCTACACCGCTGAGCGCGGACAGGTTCCTGTCCGTGCTGAAGGGCGCCGGGCTCGGCGTGGTCGAGCACGGCACATGGCGCACCCACAACCGGAACACCCACGGCAACTGGGGCCCCGCGAACGGGGTCATGATCCACCACACCGGGCCGTACAGCTCCGAGAAGGACATGGTGGAGCTGTGCCGCGTCGGCTACCAGGATCTCCCAGGCCCCCTGTGCCATGGCGTCATCGACCGGTCCGGGACGATCCACCTGGTCGGCTACGGCCGGACCAACCACGCCGGCATGGGGGACACCGACGTCCTGCTCGCGGTCATCGCGGAGAAGACGGACCTCCCGCGCGACAACGAAGCGGATACCGACGGCAACCGGCACTTCTACGGCTTCGAGTGCATCAACACCGGGAGTCAGCCGTGGCCGGCGGCCCAGCTCGACGCGATGGCGCGGGCGGCGGCGGCCATCTGCCGTGCGCACAGCTGGAACGAGCACTCCGTCATCGGCCACAAGGAGTGGCAGCCGGGGAAGCCGGACCCGGGCGGCATCGACATGGACGACTTCCGCGCCCGGGTCGCCCGGCATCTCAGGGACGCCGGTAAGCCGAAGCCCGACCCGAAGCCGAAGCCCAAGCCGGACCCGAAGCCGAAGCCCAAGCCGGACCCGAAGCCGACACCGAAGTACGCGGCGTACCCGGGCAAGCACTTCTTCCGCGAGGGCCGCTCCTCCCCGGTGATCGCCGCGATGGCGAAGCGGCTGATCGCCGAGGGCTGTGACTCCTACGACACGCCGCCCGGCCCGGTGTGGAACGACGCGCACCGCCGCTCGTATGCGGCCTACCAGATCAAGCGCGGCCACCACGGCGCCGACGCTGACGGCATTCCCGGCCCGCAGACCTGGGCGGACCTGCGCGTCCCGCACCAGGCCGGTGCCGCTGACCCGACCCCCACCACCTCGAACCAGGAGCACGACCCGATGCCGCAGGCCCTTGCCGATGTTGCCGAGCGCACCGTTGCCACCTACCTCCAGTCGCTGCTGGGCCTGATGGCAGCCTCCAGCACGACGGACATGGTGTCCCTGTCGGCGTGGCAGGCCGCCGCGGTCTCCGCGATACCGGCCGCGCTCAGCGCGTTGAAGTCCACCCTCGGCACCGTCCTGGGCAGGCCCGGAACGGCCTCGTGGCTGCCGATGAAGCGCGACCCGGCCACGCCCCAGCACTGACCACCGGGCAGCGAGAGGAAGGAGGAGATCGTGCCCGAAGGACAGGTCGCGCTCGCCCTGGCGGAGCTGCGCCAGGCGCTGGAGGTCGGATTCGCGCGCATCGACGGACAGTTGGCGCTGCTCGTCCAGCGCAGCGACCAAACGGACAAGGCCCTGGAGGACCTGGAGGAAAGGGTGAGTACCCTGGAGAAGACTAGGTGGCCGCTGCCGACCGTCGCCGTACTGGCCAGCATCACCGCCGTGGTGCTCACCGCCTTCAGCCTGGCCCGCGGCTGAGACGAACACCCCTGCCGCCAAGCGGTGTTGTCCGACAGCGCGCATAGCGTGAGGGCGCACTTATTCCTGCGGCCTGGGGGTCATGATGGACACGACACACCTGCTCGTCACCGACCTGGAGGTGGACACCGCGCTCGCGAACCCGGCGGTCCCGGCCGCCGTTCGCGCGGTGTGGCAACTGCTCTGGGAGTCGGAGGTTCGGCTGGATGAGGTTCTGGCGTTCGACGTTCCGGACGCGGAGCTGGATGACCGCCTGGTCATCATCCGGCACGCGAAGGAAGGCGGCGTCTACGAGGCCGGGATCACCGTGTCGGCGGCCAACGCGCTGCGCGAGCTGATCGGGGCCCGCACGGACGGACCGCTGTTCACCCTGGGAGGGCGGCGGCTGACCAAGGGCGAGGTGGCGACCGCCTTCCGCGAGGTGACCGGCGGGCGCACCATTCACGCCCTGCGGTTCACGCGCCAGAGGAAGGAGCAGGGCTCGACTCGGCTCAGCTCCACCGCCGACCAGCCCGAGGGCAAGACCGCGTAGAGCACGCGGCAACGCACACGGCCCCCGCCGAAGCGGGGGCCGTTTGGCCTCTTGGAGAAAGACCGCCGCCACCATAGCAGTGACCGCCGCGCCCGCCGGCGAACGCGTAGGGCTACGCTGCCCTCTGCATCCAGGGCAGACACCGGAGGACGGGGATGAGTCGGGGCAAGCCATATCTGGTCGGGCACCAGGAGTTCGCCGCGCTGTACCGCGTCGATCCGAAGCAGGTCGCGCAGTGGCTGTCCCCGAGCCGCGGCAGCGTGCTGGATCCGGAGACCGCCATCATCGTCAGTGGGGTGCGGTACTGGCCGCTCGGCTTCGCAGCCGGGTGGGGAGCGACCACCGCGCGGTTTCGCCAGGTCGACCTGGACGTGAAGGCACGGATCATCGCGGAGCAGGGCGAGGGCTGGGAGCCGGACCTGGGGGACGAGCTGCCGCCGATCGTCGGTCAGCAGGAGATCATCGAGCTGTTCCACCTGCCCGCGCAGGGCAACTTGGCGACGACCATCGCGACAGGCCGGTTCCCGGAGCCCGACTGGCTGCTGTCTGGGTCGATGCTCTGGATGCTGGACACTGTCCTCGACGCCGTCCCCAAGCTCCGCGAGAGCGCGCGGAGCCTGCCCTGGGACGTGGACGAAGAGGTCGTCGCCGCTCTGCGCGACGGCACCTACGACGGGCCCGGCAGCCGCGTACTGACCCGAGGCCGTCACGCCCGAAAGGACCTCTGACCTGCGCAAACACTGTACTTAGCCCCGAATTGCGAATAAGATATAAGTAATCCCCGTTACGGGGGTCCGCAGTTCACCAAGGAGGCAGCAGTGCAGTTCACCGCCACACCGGACGGCGGCGAGATCGCGGTCATGGATGCCCGTGAGGCTCTGGTCCTCGAAGGGGCCCTCTCGCTCTACGTCCTCAAACACCCCGACTCCAACGTTGCCATCGACGCCCTGCGGGCCGCGTCGACAGCCAACGAGGCTCGTGAGGCGCGCATGGAGGAGGCGGCCGAGCGGGCGTCCGCCTGACCTGCGGCTGAGTGTGTGAAGTCGCGCCTGTAGCCGGTGGGGTTGATCATCTGGCCGCCGACCCGCAAGATAGGTGACATTCTTGAAAGACGTCACCAGGGGGTGGGTATGGCAGCCGTCCAGGACGAGATACCGGGCCTGGTCATCCACACCGTGAGGCAGCCGGACGGCCAGCCGGCGTCGATCCAGGCCCAGTTCGAGACCTTCCACGAGCTCAACCCCTGGGTGCTGCGCGCGTTGGAGGCCCTGACTGCCGACTACCTGAAGCGCGGCGCGAGCCGTGTCGGCATCGGGATGCTCTTCGAGGTCCTGCGCTGGCGCTACGTCACGGCGACCGAGGGCGACGAGTTCCGCCTCAACAACAACTTCCGCAGCCGGTACGTCCGGCTTCTGATCGAGCGCCACCCCGAATGGGCGGGCGCCTTCGAGGTCCGCAGCCTGCGGACCGAGTGAACTAACCCTCTTGGAGAGATACGACCAATGAACCAACCCACCGAGCAGCAGGACGGCGACACGGCGTCGGCCGTCCCGGTGCCGACCGGCCCCGAGAAGCTGCCCGAACGCAGCGTCTCCCAGAGCGCCGTCGTGCTGCGCGCCGACCAAGTGGAGTTCGACGCGCGTCAGGTGGCCGCCCTGTCGCTGATCAGCCCCGGGCTCGCCCAGGCGCCGCGTGCCCAACTGGCCTTGTTCTTCCACTTCTGCGTGCGGTCCGGCCTCGACCCGTTCGCGCGGCAGATCTACATGATCGGCCGTACCAACTGGAAGGCCGCCGACAACCCCGACGAGCCGGAGAAGACCTGGACCATCCAGACCGGTATCGACGGCTTCCGCACGGTCGCCCACCGCGCGGCTATCAAGGCCGGGGAGTCCATCTCGTACGAGGACACCGTCTACTACGACTCCGAGGGCAACGCCCACGAGGTCTGGCTGTCGAAGGCGTACCCCGCCGCGGTCAAGGTCACCGTCCTGCGCGGCAACGCCAGGTTCCCGTTCATCGCCCGCTGGGACGAGTTCGCCCCGACGTACTACGACCGTAAGCAGGGCGCGTACGTCGTGGCGAAGATGTGGCAGCAGATGCCCGCCCACATGCTCCGCAAGTGCGCCGAGGCCGGCGCGCTGCGCATGGCCGCACCGCAGGACCTGTCCGGCGTGTACGTGGACGAGGAGATGGCGCGTGCCGACGCCGAAGCCGTCGTCCGCGAGGCGGAAGAGGCGACCCGGCGCCTGCGCGAGGCCGCCGGGCTCGAAGCGGGCGACGACAAGGGCGGTAACGACAAGGGCGGCGACGCGAAGGAGGAGTCCGCCGAGGACTCCCAGGCCGGGGACCAGGACGAGAGCACGGACAAGCCCGCGCCGAGGAAGCGGGCACGCGCGAAGAAGGCCGCCGCAGAGGCCAAGCCGGACACCGCCGCAGAGTCCGACGAGGCCCCGGCCCGGGCGAAGCGCACCCCGCGTAAGGGGACCTCCGCGCCCCGCCGCGCCTCCTGACCCCTGCCGACACCGGGTGCCGCCCGCTGTCGGCGGGCGGCACCCCATCCTCTTGGAGAACACCGTGACCACCATGGCCATCGCGCCGGAGCGGCCCGTCAGCCTGTGGCCCGCCGCTCACGCGGCGGACGCACGCCGCCCCCGCTCCCAGCAGACCAAGCTCGGTGCCAGCGACACCGTGTGCGCACGCCGGGCCGGGTACATCCTGCACGGCCGTACCCCGACTGACGTCGGTGAGAAGCGCAAGGCGATCCTCGGGACCTGGCTGCACGCCGGGATACTCGAGGCCGCCCGTGAGGAGTACGGCTGGCTCGTCGAGCGCCGCGTCGAGGACCAGACCCTCCGGGGGCACATCGACGCCGTCCAGCTCGACAGCGCCACCGCCGCACGGCTCCCGAAGCGGTTGCGCCCCACGCTCCCGGCCGAGGAGACGACGGTCGAGGACGTGAAGACCAAGAGCACGTACCAGTGGGACAGCGTCCTGCGGTACGGCGCGAGCGAGGCCGAGCTGCGGCAGGTGTACCTGTACGCCGACCTGCTCGGCACGGAAGGTTTCGCCAGCGTCCGGGGCCAGCGGCAGCTTGCCCACCTCGGGCCGGTGCCGGTCGCTCGCATCCGCTTTAGGTTCATCAACCGCGACTCGGGCGACGACCACGTTCAGGAGATCGCCTACGAGGCCGACCGCGCCCGCCGTGCCCGCTGGTGGGTTCAGCAGGTGCGGGCCGCTGCCTGCCCGGAGGAGCTGCCGCGCACCTTCCAGGGGCCTGGTATCTCCGCGATCTGCGACCACTGCCCGTTCCGTACCGCGTGCTGGGGGCCGCTCGTCGCCGGGCGCTCTCCGCAGAGCCAGCTCATCCACGACGACGAGGAACGCGCGAAGGCGCTGGCCGAGTACGCCGAGGTCTCCGAGCAGATCAAGCCGCTCAAGGACCGGCAGAAGTTCCTGCGCGCCCAGCTCGAAGGCTCCGAACCCGGCGTCTACGGCGACAACGTCCTGAAGTGGAGCGGCGGTAACCCGACCAAGGTCGATGACGTCGAGGCGATGGTCGCGCTGTACCGCCGCGCAGGGCTGGAAGTGCCGATGGCGCCGGACGCCGCAGCCATGAAGGCGACGCTGAAGGAGGTGGGCATCCCCGTGCCCACCCGCCTCGACCACGACCGGCGAACCGCGGTGAGCATCAACGTCACCGCCAGCAAGAAGCCCTGATCGCGCCACCGGGCGGGGGCGGGGCCGACGTGCTCCGCCCCTGCCCCAGCGCGGCGGGAACCAGACGGAACACGGAGAGGTGCCGGTGAGCATCCAACTGATGGTGGTGGCCGCCTATCTGCCGAAGGAGGTGATCAACCAGACGCAGAAAGCGGTGCTCATGAAGATCGCTGACTCGGCCGACGACCAGACGCGGCTGGCTCGGCCGGGTCTGGAACGGATGATGGCCTGGGCCGGCGTGGGGGAGAAGCAGGTCATCACGGTGGTGACTCAGCTCGTCGGGCTCGGCCTGGTCGAGCGGGTCACGGTCGGCCGGGTTGGCCTGCGAGCCGAGTACCGGGTGTTCCCGCACGGTGTGCCGCCCATCCCATCCACGGAGGAGCTGATCGAGCGGCGCCGTGCGGCGCAGCGTGCCCCGAAGAACCCCCGGCTGGCCCGGAAGTCCCCGCGACGGAAGCCGTCGGCGGCAGCCCGTACACAGCAGGACGTCGCCGCGAGGGAAGAGGCGAGGGCCGCTGCTGAGGCCACTCCGGAGGCAGGGTTGCCCCAGGGGAACCCTGATCCGGCTCCGGGCAGGGTTGCCGCGGGGAAACCCAGTGGGTTGCCGCAGGGAAACCGGGCGGGTTCCCCTGGGGAAACCCCTTCTCTTCCACCTTCTTCCTCTTCTCTTCCTAACCCCCCTACCCCCACGGCTGACACCGCGGGGGAGCCGGGGGCGCGGCAGGGGGCGGGCTGCCCGAGGCACGCCGAGCCGGTGGCGAGCTGCCGGGGCTGCGGCACAAACCCGCGTGCCGGGCGTGAGGAGGCGCGGCGCGACGCTGCCGACCGTGAGCACCGCAGTCAGCAGGAGTGGCTACGCGAGTTCTTCGCCGAGCGGGAGCGCCGTATGGCCGAGACGGACCCACAGGCTGTGGAGATGGCCCGTCAGCGGGTGTACGACCTGGCCCGCATGGGACGCGAGCAGGCCGCCAACGCCCGGCGACAGCAAAGGCGTTAGCAAGATCAGCAACATTGACGCCCCGGTGTACGCCATTAAGATATAAGCAAGAGTTCGGAACTGGCCGAACTCGCCAACTCTTGGAGAACACCTTGACCGACGCACTCACCCCGGCCTCCGACGCCTACGTCGTGGTCGCCGAAGTGATCCACGGCTCACCGGTCGCCCCGCGCCTCGGCGGCCACCTGTACTGCTCGGCCGAGTGCGCCGAACACGGCGTCCGCGAACTCGTCAGCGACCTGAGCGAGGAAGAAGGCGGCAGCGGCTTCGTCCTGCCCCACGAGGGGCGCGCGATCGGCTGCGTCGTCACTCGCGGCGGCCGGATGTGGTCGGTGCAGATCCTCGCCCGCAGTGAACTGCCCACCGTCTGACACCCGCGTCGCCTGAGATAGGTGACATTTTTCTACGGCAGGCGTGCTTTTCATTTGCCCGCCGTGCACACCCTCTTGGAGACCAGCACATGACCACCACCATCGCGGCTCTGCCCGATCACAACCGCACCAGCGACCCGCTGTGGCAACGGCTGTTCCACGGCTACAGCCACGTCATCACCCCCCTGCGCTACGCGGGCTGGGTCACCGACATCGAGACCTCCGGGGGCGGCGAGTTCTACGTCCGCGCCGACCTGCGGGACGGCACAGAACTGATCATCGCCTCCGAGCACAGCCTGCCCGCCGACCCCGGCGAGGTGAACGGCTGGACCGCCGTCCGCCAGGAGGCGGAGAACACGGGCAGGCACACCGTCCTGTACGACTCCACCCACAACGGCCCCCAGCGCCACCACGGCAACAGCCTCATCCCGCTGATGGCCCGCATCGACGGCCTCGACGTTCCTAGCCGCGCGCCCCGGCTGATCGTGTCGGCCACGCACACCGCGCCGTACGGCGCGAACCACAACTCGACCGCCGGGATCGAGGGCCCGGCGAGCGCCACCGCCCGGTTCTCGGAGTGGTCGCAGCGGCTCACCGACCACGAGGGCTACCGCCGCGTCTGGCAGCGGCCCGAACGGGACGGCTACCCGCTGGCGCTGTTCGAGAGCGCCGGACACATCACCACCGTCCGCGTCACCCGCAGCAATGACTGACCGGCCGCGCCGCGCACCGCGCCCCACCGGGGGCGCGGACCGGTGATCTGGCTGCTGATCGCGTGCGCCCTCGGCCTGCTGGGGTTCACCGCCCTCGGCGTCGAGGACAGCCGACACCACCGCGCGTTACGCGCCTCCGACCAGTCCTGACCACGGCCGCCCGGCCCGCGAACCGGGCCGGGCGGCCCCGCCTCTTGGAGACCATCACCGTGCCCCGATCCATCCACCTGCTCTGCGGAGCGGGCGGAGACGCCACCGGCCTGCTGGAAGCCGGTTTCGACCCCATCCTCGGCATCAACCACTGGCAGACCGCCGTCGACACCTTCGGCCTCAACCACCCGAACGCGGCGGCGCGCTGCGCCGACATCCAGAACTACCCCATGCGCTGGCTCCCGAAGGCCCTCGTGATGTGGGCCTCGGTCATCTGCACCGAGGTCAGCCCCGCCGGCGGGAAGAAGCGCCCCGACCCCGCGCAGGACGCCCTGTTCGAAGAAGAGGAGCAGTGGCGCGAACTGCCTCCCGAGGCGTTCGAGATGACCCGCGTGACCGCGTGGTGCGTGCTGCGCGCGGCTGAGGCGAAACGGTTCCCCTGCGTCGTCGTGGAGAACGTCGTCGAGTTCATCACCGACTGGCTGCTGTTCCCCGAGTGGATCCGCGCCATGAAAAAGCTCGGCTACCGCGTCCAGATCGTCTCCGTGTCCTCCGCGCACATCGGGTCGGAAACCAACCCGTACGCCCCGCAGTGGCGCGACCGCGTGTACCTGGTCTTCACCCTCGCTGGGATTCGGCGCCCGGATCTCGCGCCGCGGCCGCTGGCGTACTGCTTCGAGTGCGGGCGGGACGTCAAGGCGCGCCAGAGCTGGCGCGATGCGCGGGTGAAGGTCGGCAAGTACCAGCAGCAGTACGACTACCGGTGCCCGAACAGCCGCTGCGGTCACGCGCTGGTGGAGCCGTACGTGCGCCCCGCCTCCGACGTGATCATGTGGGACGACATCGGCCAGCGCATCGGGGACCGCACCCGCCCACTGGTGCCCAACACGATGCGCCGCATCGAAGCCGGGCTGGCGAAGTTCCCGTACGACCCGTCCGTCGTCACCCTCACCCACGGCAAGGACGGCACAGACCGGGCCTTCGCCCCGCACACCCGGCCGCTGCCCACCCGCACGGCCAAGCTCGGCGAAGCCCTGCTCGTACCGGTCGGCGGCTCGTGGAACGACACCGCCTCCTCGGCCGCCGAGCCGATGCGCACCCGCACCACCCGCGAGAGCGAAGCCCTCGTCACGGTGGACCCGTTCATCGTGGAGTTCCGCAACAACTGCGACGCCGCGCCGATCGACGCCCCACTGAGCACCATCGCCACGGCCCGCCACCACGGCCTGGTCGTACCCGACGGAAACGTCCGCACCCGCGCCCGCAACACGCTGGTGATCCCGTACCGCAAGGCCGCGCCGAAGACCGCGGGCGATCCCCTGCGCACCCTCTCGACCCGCGACTCCGCGGCGATCGTGCGCAGCGCGCCCGCCATCGAGGACTGCTACTTCCGGATGCTCCAGCCCCGGGAGCAGCTGTCGGCCCAGCGGTTCCCCGAGACGTATCAGGTCGTCGGCACCAAGGCCGCCCAGACCCAGCAGGCCGGCAACGCGGTGAGCGTCAACGTCGCCCGCTGGCTGGGCGAACGCCTCAAGCCCGTCCTTGCCTGACCCCACCCCCGAAGAAGAAGGGATACCCCTGCCATGACACCGGCAGCACACGACCAGGTGGCCATCCTCGCCCAGCAGCGCGAGGAACTGGAGGCCGAGCGCCTGCGCATCGACAAGGCGTACAGCCTCGCGGTGCTCGATCACATCAGCGCGAAGATCCGAGCCGCCTGCCCGGAGGCGGTCTACGTGACCTTCGCCTACTACAACTCCCGCACCCTCGACCTGCACGGCGTGCTGGGCGCGCAGCCCAGTCCGCTGGGGACGTGCCCCCAACCGTGGGACAACCGCGGCGGGGACGAGGACGAGCACCCGCTCGACTACATCGCGGACCAGATCGAGTCCGACGTACAGACCGCGCTCGCCCCCTACTCCTCCCCGGCGTGGGCATCGGTTCACCGCAACTCGGCCGCCGACGGCAACTCCTGGCTGCTGGAGCTGCCCCCGGCCGACCGGGCTGCCCGCGTGGCCGAGCTGGTACACGAGCACCATCCGGAGGCGACCGCGCTCATCGTCGACGGCCGGGCCGCCGGGCGGGTCATCGAGATCCTCGAAGGCGTCGCCGACGACGGCACCCCCGTGCGCACGCCCCGCCCGCGCTGGTCGTCCACCTGCGACACCGCCCTCACCCGGCTCCTCGGCCAGCTGCTCGCGCTTCCGGTCCTGGCCGACCGGCACCTGATGCCCCTGCCCGGCGACTACGTCCACCCGTACGGCGTCAGCACCAGCGATCAGGTGCGCCTGATGCCGTTGCCGCCGACCGCCTAGGACACGGGAGGAGGAGCAGATGAGCGGCAACGGGTGGGTCGCCCGGGCCCCCTGCGCCGGGGACTTCCGCTTCACGTCCGAGGAGACGGCGGCCGAAGCCCCGACAAAGCCGCTGGTCCTCGCCCTCCTCGCCGCCTGCCACGGGTGCCCGTTCCGAGCGCAGTGCATCGACCTGGTCATGCCGAGCGCGAGCCTGTTCGACGGCGTATGCGGCGGGCGGCTCTGGAGGAACGGGCAGGTCCTTGCGACCTGCGAGGACGCACGGCCCGCCGAGCTGCGTGAGCGCGGGCGGCGCCCGATCACCCATGGCACCGAAGCCGGGGCCCGTGCCCACAACCGCCGCGGGGAGCGCGCTTGCTCCCTGTGCCGGGAAGCCGGACGGCTCGCCCAGCAGGCCCGCCGGGCCCGCAAGCGCGCCTCTGGCACCTGATCACCACCCCTACAACTCCTGCGGAGAAAGAGCATGTTCACCATCAAGGCCCGCGATCTGGCGGCCATCCTCGACCGAGTTGCCCCGCACCGCTTCCGGGCGGACGACGACACAGGCGACCTCGACCCCCTGATCCTCGACTGCACCCCCGGTCACCTCCACGCCGTCGCATGCAGCGACCGGACGCTCGCCGTCGCCCGCACTGCCGTCACAGGCGACGTGTGGACGGCCCCCGTCGACTACGACGACGCCGCCGCGCTGCGCGGCTGGCTGGAATCCTCCGAGACCGTCACCGTCGAGCACGTCACCAGCGGCGGCCACCAGCAGCTCCGCTTCACCGAAGGCCCCGCGCAGATCACGGTCCCCGCCGCCTCCCACGTCGGCCGCCTGCCCTGGCGCGCACTGCTGCGCCTCGTGCTCGATGCCCGCGACCACCCCCTGGCCGTCGGCCGCCCCGTGCAGCTCAACGCCGACGACCTCGCACTGTGGGGGAACGCCGGCGAGGACGGCGAGGCGATCGAGTTCCGCTCCCTGGGGCCCGTGGGGACGCTGGTGACCGCCGGGCCCGACTTCCTCGGCCTCCAGACCCCGCACACCTGGGACGGCCCGACACCGGGCGAAGGGTGGTCCTCCTCCCTGCGCACCCGACGATTCCTCTTCGCCGGGACCTTCCTCGAGGTCGGGGCACGGTACGCGGACTGCACGCGAACGGTGTGGGTCGTGTCTGCCCGGCCCGGCCGCGGCGAGGAGCCGACGTTGGTCTGCGCCGACTACGCGGCCGTCACGCTGCCCATCTCCCAGGTGCTCGCGGTCGGGAAGTTCCTCATCAGGCTTCCCGACTGACCAAAGGTAGATGACATTCATGAACTATGTAGCGCACTCCCGTGCTGCGTTGTGCGACCGCGACGCGGACCCCGGCTTCGGGCTCAGGCCCCTGCCCGCCGCGTGGCGCGCCCGCCCCTCAACTCCTGCGGCACAGCCAGAGATCCGAAAGGAATGCCCAGTGAACAAGGCCCAGCTCATCAAGGTCGTGGCCGACGCGACCGGCGACCGCGCTCAGGCGACCCTCGCCGTGGAGACCACGCTCGACGCGATCGTCCGCGCCGTCGTGGCCGGTGACGTCTTCTCCGTCACCGGCTTCGGCAGCCTCACCCCCGAGGAGCGCCCGGCCCGCGCCGCGCGCAACCCGCAGACGGGGGAGCCCATGCACGTCGGCGCGAGCCGCGTCGTGAAGTTCCGCGCGGGCGCCCGGTTCAAGGACCTCGTCGCAGGCCGCCGCGCGATGCCGGAGTCCGGCAACTGCATCCAGAAGGACCCGAAGACCCCCAAGGCCGCCCGCCCGTAACCCCCCGCACATCAGGGCCGCCCGGCGCGAGCCGGGCGGCCCCACCGAAGGAGCTACCGATGAACGACCGTTCCGTGGGAGTCGAGATCGACGCCACCGCGAACTGGCTGGAGGAGCGGGGCATACGTGGCGCGGCAAGCCTGCTGCGCCGTGTCGCCCGCCAGCGGGACGAAGCCGTGCAGCAGCTCGGCCTGCGTCCCGGCATACCCGCCTGCCAGACGGGCGGCGCCGAGCGCACCGCCCCGCGTGACCTGGACGCCGCCGCCGAAGCAGCGATGCTGCGCACCGACGTCGCCCGCCTCCAGGCCCATGCCGAGCGTGCCGGCTGGGTGCGCGACGTGGACGCGAAGCGCCTGTGGCGCTGGCGCGACGGGTGGTGGGAGCTGGGCCACCGCCGCCGAAACCCGAAAGACGGCTACCACGACACCGGCTGGTACCTGTGGGGCCCGGTCGGCAGCTACGACGGTGAGTGGCTCGACCGCCACAAGGACCCTGCCATGGCCGAGGCCGAGCGGCTGATCACCAAGCACCGCGAGGCGACCCGCAGGGACGGCCGATGAGCAGCCAGATTGAACTGGTCAGCGCCCGCACCGTCCACGGCCCGGACCCCGTACCCGACCTCGTCTCCGCCGATCGCATCGTGATCAGCAACAGCGGCGGCAAGGACAGCATCGTGGCCATGGACGAGGCCGTACGCCTGGGCGACGAGGCCGGGGTCCGCGACCGCATGGTGGTCCTGCATATCGACCTTGGCCGCACTCCGCGCGGCCACAGCGTGGAGTGGCCGGGCACCGTGGATCTGGCACGGCGCCAGGCCGCCCACTACGGACTTCCTTTCGAGGTCCGCCGTATGGCGAAGTGGCCGTCCCTGTTCCACCGCATCCGGGCGCGCGGCCAGTTCCCGCACCTCATGACCCGGTTCTGCACCTCGGAGAAGAGGGGCGTGGCACGCCGGTTCATGACCGAGCAGGTGAACACCCTCGGCGTCTCCGGCCGCCCAGCGCGCATCGTGCACGTCATGGGGTTCCGGGCGGAGGAGTCCCGCGCCCGCGCCCGGCGGCCCGCCGTCGAAGTCGATCACCGGGCCAGCAACGGGCGCCGCACGGTGACCCAGTGGTACCCGGTGCTGCGCTGGAGCACCGCCGAGGTGTGGCAGCGCATCCGGGACCGCGGTCTGCCCTACCACTGGGCGTACGACGCCGGCATGTCCCGGCTCTCGTGCAGCCTGTGCGTCCTCGCCTCTGCTCCGGACCTGACGTGTGCGGCCGGGCTCCGGCCCGAGCTGGCGCGCGAGTACGCCGACCTGGAGGAGGAGTTGGGCGTCCCGTTCCGGCGGGAGCTGTCGATGGCCGAGGTCATCCGGCGGGCGGGAGGTGCCGCGTGACCGCCGAGCTCCAGAGCGCCCCGGTGACCCTGCCCAGCGTGCAGGAGAAGGGGGAGTGGCAGCCGCGCGTCGTCGGCCTTGACCTGGCGCTGACCTCGACCGGCGTTGCCGGTGCGGACTGGGCGTACGCCTACCGGCCCGGACGGCGCCGCAGCCACGAGCGGCTGGACTGGCTGCTGGCGGCCATCGCGTTGAGCGTGAAGGACGGCGCGGACCTGGTGGTGGTCGAGGGCGCCGCGTACGCCCAGGGCGGTCAGGCCGGGCATCACGAGTTGGCGGGGCTGTGGTGGCTGGTCACCCAGTATCTGTGGCGCAACCGCATCCCGTACGCCGTCGTGACCCCGCACGGACGCACGATCTACGCGACCGGCCGGGCGAACCCCGCCCAGGAGTGGCCGCGCAAGGACCGGGCCCGGGTCGCCAAAGGGATGGTGCGCTCGGTGGCGGTCGAGCGGTACGGCGTCGAGTGTGAGGGGCCCGGCCGCTATGACCAGGCCGACGCCACGATCCTCGCGGCGATGGGGCTCGACTGGCTCGGCTACCCGACGGTGCCGGTGCCCGATACCCACCGGCGGGCGCTGGAGGCCGTTCGCTGGCCCGACCTCATTCCCGCAGCCGCGAATTAGGGAATTGAATTGAGGAAAATCAATTCTCATTCGGTTGGGCATACCTTGCTTCTGGGGTATTTGCCATTAAGATATAAGTAACGAATTCGGGAAATACCCGAAGCGGAAGGGGAATTGGAAATGGAAACCCACAACCACGGCGGATGCGGCTGCGAGTGCAACAGCGGCGGCTTCTGCGGCGGCTGTGGTTACGCCGGATGCGGTGGCCGCCGCCGCTGAGCACCACCAACCCCCAGGACACACCCCGCGCCCCCGGTCAACCGCCGGGGGCGCACCCATACGCGCAAGCGTCCTCTTGGAGACCAACATGACCGACTACTCGCCCGGAATTCAGCACCTCGCCCAACAGATAGGGCTCGACCCCGAACACGTCGCACACGCCGCTCGCCTCGCCTCACACACCTTCGCCCGCATCCAGGTCACCACCGGCATGACCCTCGACCAGTTCCGCCGCCTGTTCACCCAGGACCGGCACTCCATCGTCATCGTCGCGAACCTGGCCATGCGCCACGCCGGCCGCCGCGACGACGCCCAGCTCCTCATGGACATCTACAAGGCCAGCGCCGGACTCACCGCGTACCAGCGCCCCATCCACACCGGCGTCGGCACCCTGCCCGAGTGCCACGGCGACCGGTACGTCCAAGAGGCCGTGCGCATCCTCACCACCGCCGGACTCCCGCCCATCCACACCGACGGCGTCCACGAGCTCCGCCCCGGCTTCCAGGTCGTGCCCGATGACACCGGAGAACTGCCCGGCTGGGTGTTCATCGCACCCGACCCCGGCGCCAAGGGCCGCACCGGATTCGCGGGCGGAGACCTCGGCTACCTCGCCGTCATGCGCTGGGCCGGATGGGGCGTCATCACCGAACGCCTCCCCGGTGGCCTGTACGCCGCCTGCCACCCCGACCACCGCGACGACCCCTTCCACACCTCCTGACCCGCCCGCGCCCGGCCGCCACCGTGCGGCCGGGCACCCCCCAGAAAGGCATCAGCCCATGAAGCTCCCCGTTGACGACGCAACCCTGGCCTCCTGGTCCGCCCTGCTCGGCCTCACCGACAAGCAGACCGCCGCCACCATCGACGAGATCGAGAAGACCCTGCGCATCGGCTACGAGCACCGCCCCGACGAGCTGCGCGACACCAGCTTCGACCAGCTCATCAGCGACATGGACGCCGACGAGGCAGCCCTGATGTTCCTCATCAACGGCCTGCGCCAGGCCGGGTACCCCGCCGCCGCCTACGACGTCGAGGTCCGCGGCATCTTCGCCACCCTCCGCGATCTCCAGCAGACCCACTGATCCAGCCCTCACCACCCACACGCCGCCCCGGCCGCGCCTTGCGCACCGGGGCGGCCCCATGCGCGCCCGCAGAAAGGATTACGCCGTCGTGTCCGACGACTTCATGCCCCGCACCGCGGCCCCGGCCGCCGAACGGCCCGCCCCTTCATGGGCGAAGAAGCCCCCGCCCAGGACCAAGGCCGCCCGTACGCCCGGCAAGATCACCGCCCGCCGCTACCACGCCCCGCGCGACCCGCACGAGCACGCCCGCAAGATCGCGGAGAACGTCCTCGACGCCTGGTACCAGAGCTTCGGCGGCAGCAGCATCGACGTTCCCCTCGGCACCGTCGCCGGGCTCTCCCTGCTCCGCAACGTCCCCGGCCTCGCGGACTGGGTGCTCAACCTCCAGCCCGAACAACTCCCGCAGCTCCTCAAGGAGATCTACCTCGGCCACTGGATCAAGCGCCCCGACCTGCTCAACCGCGCGATACGCCTGTACGACTGGGCCTGGAACCCCGACCCCGACAAGCAGCAGCTCCGCGCCGTCCACGCCGTCACCCGCGCCGCCATCAACACCGGCCTGATGGACCTCACCGGCCACGACGACCCCTGGCAACGCTCCGAAGCCGACGTCCTCAGCCCCCTGCTCACCGGCCTTCGCCACAAGAGCGACAAGAAGTGGCGCGGCGAGTACCACACGCCGGCGTGCATCACCGACCTGATGGCCAACATGACCGTCGACAAGGACATCCAACCCGGCATGTCCTTCCGCGAACCCGCCGTCGGCAGCGGCACGATGTTCCGCTCAGTCGCCCAACGCCTGCGCGACCTCGGCCTCAACCCGCACGACTTCCACTGGTACGGCAACGACATCGACTCGCTGTCCGCCGGGTGCGCCGCCGTCAACGCGATCATCTGGGACCTCGGCCCGCGCTGCCTCATTGGCTGCGCCGACTCCCTCGCACCGGAAGACGACTACGCCAAGACCCGCGCCGAAGCCAAAGAAGCCTTCGAGCAGCGCGACCGGTACATGGAGACCGCCAGCACCATCGTCGCTTTCCGCCGCGCCTTCGACCTGGTCGACCAGCTCATGCCCAGCAAAGAGAACGCCGCGTGA